GTGCCTCTACAAGACGAGGACCAATATCTCCATGTAGTGTTTTCATATAATCTATAGCACCTGTTTGTGATTCATAATTTCCAGACCATCCATCTCCTGTCCAAACTTTATAATTACCACTAGGAGTTATACCTATATCTCCTGCTTTATTTTTTTTACTTGCTTTTGCAGGTACTGAAGTCGTAAGACGTTTTCTTGGCATACCTAATCTCCTTTAGACTCTTCCGCCAGACTTGTAGCCAACCATGATTTTACCACCGCCCTTACGAGAAGTAGTACCACCCTTCTTGCGCTTTACAGAACCACCCTTCTTCGCCATTGTACTGGCAGCAGAATAAGGTCTACGACCAAGAGCACGTTCCATGCCTTCGCTCTCGTGCCTGCGAGCAGCTAAATTGCCTCTCGTACCACGATTACGAGCACCTAGAGACTCATCCAGTCGTGCATTATAACCTTGTGTCAAACCGCCTGTCTGCTTCTTGACAGTACCGCCAGCCTTACGCTTTACGCTACCGCCCTTTTTAGCAAACCTGCTACGTTCTCTCTCTGATAAAACACCAGCCCTAGCTTCTTCAGCAGGATACAGACCCACATCAGTCATACCACCGCCATGCTTTTTAACTGTACCGCCTGCTTTCTTTTTCACGGTCCCACCCCCTTTTCTAGTAATTCTTGCTTTATAGTCCATTGATTTACCAACAGGACTTTTTTCTTTCATTTTTTCAAAACTAGATAAAGAACTTCTCAATCTATTTAAAGCTGTATCTCGTGCCTTATCAGTTTTAGCATTAGCCAGAGCTTGTGCTCTATGTCGTAATTCTGCTCCTACATCTACATCACCTAATTCAGTAGCAGCCGTTCTTTTAGGAACTTTCATTCCTGTCCAATGCTCTGTCTTATTAGCCATAACCTTTATCTCCTCTAAATAGTTCCACCTTTTTTGTAACCTTTACCATAACCTCTTAACGCAGCACCCGTTCCAAGTGCTCCACCTGTTTTTCTGTGCCAATTAGGTCCTTTTTTCACACCTGAAGGTTTCTTATCAATAGCTGATAATACATTTTTGTCAGTAATTGCTTCTAATACGTTTCTAGGTTTACGTGGAGGAGTTGTAACTCCTTTTAAAAATTGTTCTCTTTTTAATCCACGTTCATACTCTTCTTTCATAGCTCTATTTTTGAAGCCTTTTTTCCCAATTTCTTCTAAAGTATATGGCTTACGATGTTCAGCTTCATATTTTGCTTTTTTCGCTCTTTCACGTTTTAAACGTGCTGTACGTTGTTCGTCCGTTTCTTTAGGAGCGCCCTCACCATGACGCAAAGACCATAAGTCGTCAGAGTCAGGCACCTTTCCCGTAACAGGGTCACGGAAATGCGGTCCTCTCCGGTCTCCAGCAGAAACCTTTTTCTCTTTCTTTACTTGGTCTCCAGCTCTTTGTTTAACTCGCGCTACTTTTTTCTCTTCTACAGTTGCTTTAATATCACCGGGGTCAACTCCCATTCCTATTAGTTCTTTACGTTCTTTAGCAGTCAGTCTCTGTTTACGTGAAGTAGGAAGGTCTTCTATTTTTACCTTTGGATAGAGTTCTCCCTTTTTCTTTAATTTCTTTTTATGTCCAATAACTCCAGTACGGCTGGTAATAGGTTTGGAAGTATCAATTTCCCAATCCTGACTAAGATTAGTCGTAACTTTTCCAGTACGCTTTGGTTTAACATACTGACCAGTACGATAATGTTCCGCTTTCTTCTTTTTCTTTTTCTTAGCCATTATTTTAATCCTTTCATAGCTTCGGCAACTCTCTCTCGTACCAGACCACCCTGAGCAGCTTTAGCAGTACGTCCTTTACGGGATAATTCAGCAAATTTCTTTTTACCATATTTCTTTCGGCCAATCCATGCAGCCAAAGCGGCACTACCTGTTTTCTTTTCGAGAGCCTTGAATCTTTTGCCGCTCCCTAATTTTGGTTTGCTTCCTTTGGACATCTGAATTTCCTTCCCTACACTCGCTCTCGTTATGGTCATTTTTCTTTTCCTTATAGAACAGGTTTTCTACATCTGTATATGAGTAAAACTTATTGCACTCCACTAACTACTCCCTTGTATCAATGTATCTGCACTACCCGCAGGACTTGCAGCCTGTGCCATATCGTCCTGACGAGTTCTACGTGCCTGATTACGAAGGCCATCAATCGCAGAAGAATACTCTCCCTGCCACATCTGAATCGTATTAAAACTTTTCATAAACAGGGAAGCCTCTATCATCGACGCATAAAATAATGCATCGTAACAGAAGTCACTAAAGTAATTGTTGGGAGCAGCAGAACTGAGAGTAGTAGGACGGGATACATAGTATATTTCCCCATTATGAACAGAGGAAGGAGTAGGAGCAATCACAATTTGTGTATTGCTACGCATGCCATAATAGCGAGGCTCTCCTATGGAAGAACTCACATAAGGCCAATAATCATTTATAAATTCTGTGGTACGTGGTAGAAGATTTATTTTGGAACCAGCAGTCGTAATACTAAAATTCCGCACGATACGAGTACCGGACGGTAAAGAAACGAAAGGGTTCGAGGTAGAAACAGCTACAGAAGCATAAGAATTCAGACCAACGTCATCCAATTCCCGAATTAACCTGTTTTCCGCTTTATTAACAAACTTGGGAATCTGGTCTAAAAATTCGGTGGAATCATCTTCGGCTGTATCTTTTATATCTGCTACCAGATAAGTAAAATCAGCCATTTATCTACCCATAAAATACAGTTGTTACCGCTGCAGAAGAAGGCGCAGAGACTTTTACCGTTCCTCGAAACTTTGGTCCATAATCTCCCAGATAAATATCGGCACCAGCTACAGCTTTGAATTTAATTCCTACACCTGCCGAAGCACTAGCACCGCCTTTAGCAACTTGTTGCTTATCACCTGTTATCAGATAAGTACCTGCCACATCGGTATAAAGAGCAAAAATACGAGTTGTTGCGTTTACATCATTTGCTTGATTGAGAGTAACAGAAGTTGTAATATCTACCAATACTCCACTTCCCGTTCCTCCAGCATCCACCATTGCAGTCTTAATATTTGTAGACATATTATTTTTCCTCTATAGAAAGGGAAAATCGGAGGAGAGGCTAGTCTCCCCCGACTTTACTACTAACCTGAATTACCAAAATAACCACGCCAGTCGGACCAGCCGAAGCTATACCGCTCACGAGCTTTAAACCGGAGATTTCCAGTATCAAAGTCAGGCTCCATTTTAGTTTGCAATGGAACACGATTAAACATCTTGGCTCCATTGGGTACATTAGTTTTCACAAACCAAGCATCGGTATCCGTAAACCTACGATTGATATGTGACCCCTTCGGTAGCATACCCATACTACGAACGGAGTTGACATCGTTCCATCCTGACGGAGCTGTCAGTGCTGCAGAACCGTCAATAGCGATAGTTCCAGCAGATGGGATAAGGGTTGAATTTAACAGTGAATTTGCTGTTGCCCAATAATCCGGTGGAATATGGAGCGACGACGCAGCACCACCAACCAAAATTCCTCTATCATCCTTAATCTTTTGAATTGTAGTGATAGCGGCTTCCAACGATGCAAACGCAAGGTCAGCATCCGAAAGGTCATTCGATTGATTTCCATCACTAATAGTCGGATGTGCAGCACTGAAAAGTGGAACACCATCACCGCCATGATAAGCGGCAGTATCAGTGAATCCATTATTGAAGATATCAGCACCTTTGACCTGCTTCGTGTTTGCCATTGCGCGAGCAAGAGCTTTCGCACGAAGTTTCGCAAATGTGTCATAAAGATTATCTTCCATCGCCTCTTCAGTAACAGCAAACGCTAAAGCGATAGTTTCGTTGGTATACCGAGCTACGTAACTCTCACGAGCATTGTCGTAACTAACGGCAGCACCTTCACCTTTTACAGGAGCTGTACCGAAACCTGTAAAGAGAACTTCCTCTTCAAAAGCACGGTCAGAGTTTTCAACTTCAAACAACTCCCGATGTTCATTATCTACATCCCCGTACTCCAAACCGAATACGGCATTAAGACCGGGGAGTAGTTCTTTGGCAATACTAGCTCTATTAATAGCCATGATTTAGACTCCCCAATTATGGTAGAGCACTGACTGTAGTTGTAGCAGTCAGCATATCTACGTGATGTATAAGACGTACTTCCACAACAGGGAAAGCACGTTGTGCGGCCACGGTGATATCATTCCCCGGTTCGTCCAGAACACTAATAGGACGAACATCTAAAGGAAGAAATCCCCTTGTCGAGGCTGCAATACCGAAACCGGATTGTCCAGTAACAGTAGAGCCGCTTCCCGCCGTAATACCAAATGTGGTATAATTGATGTCTCCAGCAGACAACGAAGCATCAGCCTGAATGTAGTACGTGGACCAAGGGTCTGTATTCACAAACGCTTTTATATCGGTCGCTGATGTACCAGTAGGCCAGTACTTGTTCCACTTGGGTTCACCATTTTCAACATAGTGACAACCCATGAAGACACCCGCTGCTTGATATGCATCCCCAACGGATGTAGCACCCGCTGTAGGAATAATATTTCCTGCAGTTACGGCAACAAGGTCACCCGTAAAAATATTTGCAGCCAATCCAGACGCTATTGGAATTTCATCAAATCCGGTAGAATTAGCAGCAGAACCACGTTTACGAGCTGGGAGAAATCCGCGAAGATTTTTACTTGTTGACATTTTCTTCACTCCTCTCTAAAGCTTACCTTCAGTTACTCCTGAAAAGATGGTCTCCTTCCTCTTGTAACAGAAGATTTGCTATTATTAGTAATTGGCATTTTAGAATCAGAGGAATTCTCTAGTTGCATATTTACTGCTTCCATAAGATTTCTACTCTTGTCTCTATAATACTCAGTACGAGCAGCGGCTTTTATTTCTGGCTTCTTAGCCAATGCTAGGTCTCCACGACAGACCGCGCCACTGTATCGTCCTTCTTCCCGCACGAGAGAAGATGTAGCCATTTCCGGTATTTCTTCGGGTAAAACGAACTCCCAACCTTCAGTCATTTTCTTACCAATATTCTGGTAATCATCTTGTCCCTTGAAAGTTATACGTAACCATCTCAAAACCATTCCTTCGTTTTCAAAACGGTTTCGTATACTTATGGGAATATCAAGAGCATCCGGTTCTTCGTAAACATACTCCGTTTCTTCTCTTGTTTCAGAAATACGTTCATTAGCTGTACGTGCATTACGTGTGTCCATGATACTTATCCTCCGCGTCTATTCAAATTAACAGTTGTATATTCACCTTCGGCTATATTAGCCTTTTGCTTTTCAACTGCATATACCTCAAGTGGAATATTCCATTTAGTTGCCAATCTCACATCTTCCGAACTGAGTTTGACTTTCTTATTGGAACTTGCAGGTGTACGCGATGCTCCTGCAACCACCTGAGCAGTCGATGACGTTGACTGTGCTCGATTCTCGAATTTATGAGGAAATTCATCGTGTATTCTACGATTTACTTCCTTATAAAAATCATCTGTAGACGGGTCCAATCCCAATTGTTTCAAATCATTGTCAATAGCAAGAGCTGCTGCTGACATAACGGAATCTTTCCCAAACCATTCATTCTCTGAAGCCCATATAATTGCTTTAGGGTCAGGGCCTTGCTGCTGTTGTCCTTGTTGCTGGAGTTGTGCAGCCTGTCGCTCTACATCCTGACTATATTGGTCTAACGCAACCTTCTGATTACTTAAATTCTGTAAATCAAACTGCGTTTCCATCAAAGATTCATGGGCTTTTAGTGTTTTTTCTCCATCTCCCGATTGATAAGCTTCCAAATAGTTCTGTCGGGCCAATTCAATCTTATTTTCAAGTTGTTTTTCCGAAATTTCCGTCGAAGCTTTCTGAGTTTCCGTAAAATTCTTCTCTCGATTCACCAATTGGTGATTTAATTGCTCATTTTGCTGAATCAGGTTCTGAATTTGTTCATCACGCTCTTTACGTTGACCCACAAGTTGTCTAATACGTTTCTGAGCACCGTCAGTTTCGATTCCATCAAGCTCTTTAGGCTCTTCTGGAGTTTCTGAGACTTCTGCAACCACTTCCGGTTCTGATGCTTTAGTTTCTTGAGGTTTTTCAGGCTCCTTTTCGATTTCATACTCTACTTCATCCCCTTTTACTGGAACTTCTACAGCGTTCCACTCTGAATCTTCAACCATTTGGATTCACTCCTTACGTTGTTCACGAAACAATCGACTTTACGTGTGTATATTATACACTATTTTACCTTTCGATACAATAGACGGTCAAGTTAAGCTGATAAATTAAAAGTCGGGTCTAAATATTTTGCATTTTCAACTCGCATCATAACTTGGTCATCGAAAAGCAAAAGTAACCTTACTCCTTTATAAAGCATCTTCACTCCTGCATGCTTTCCATAGCATACATA